TACGGCGACCACCGAGATCTACACTCTTTCCCTACACGACGCTCTTCCGATCTGACGGTATGTATTTGCCGACTTTTTATAGGATTCCACCATGTCGACCGTGACAGGTACGCTGACCGTAATTGGGTCCATCCCATTTTCAAATTCTTTCCTGACCGCCTTCAGGAAGTCCCTCGCCTCCTGTTCCGCCTCCGGGCATTTCTTCTCAATTTCTGCGATGACCGAATTTGCATATGCGGCACCCGCATTGTTTGATGCCATCAGGGCCGTTGCCATCGACGAGTCCTTTGAGGCTTCCCTTGCAATCATTACCCCGATGGAATCTCTTTTTCCTGTCACGCCTTTTAGGGATACTACTTCATCCATGGCCTCGCTGATTCCCTGTATTTGGGCATCTGCCATATCTCCCCCGGCCTTTTTATACTGCTCCACCAGGGCCGCCATTTGCTCCTGGTTTGGCTCCATCCCTTTAAGCAGCATGTCGATAGCTTTCTTTCCGCCCGTGCTGATGTCACTTGCATTTGCGGCATCCGTCACGGCCCTGTCCATGGTGTTCATCCATTCCTCAGGGGTTCCGTATCCAATATTTCTGAAATCGTTAAGGCTCTGGTTGATTGACTGGTCCATTGCCTCTAGGGCTGGTCCTATGTCATCCCCATAGGCTTCCATGATGGTGTCTCGCATTGTCTGGTATCCATCTTTTATCACCTGTGCTTTGCGAGCATAATATGCCTGTGTTGCGGCCTCTGACTGGGAATCAAATTCTTCTTGTGATATGCCTCCCTCCATCCCTTTCTCACCTGCAATACGCTGCGCATTAAGGGAGGTTAATATCTGCTCATAGGAGCTGTCAATGTTCTCTGTTGCCTTTTCTGTATATTCGTTTATTGTGTCTTGGTAGTTCTGAAAGGTTTCAGGCGTGAGTGATACGCCCGAAAACTTACCCTGTATCATCTGGAGCTGTGCCGCATTCTGAGCGTCTGATATCATACTGGTTATGTCTGATATGTCACTCAGGTATTGCCGTACTATCTTATCTTTATCCAGTGTAAGACCGTTTTCTGTAATATCCTGCAATGTCTTCTGTAACCCTTGCTGCAATGGTTCCAGTTGCCCGTATAATGACTGGTAGAAAGCGTCACTTTCCTCTGATAGCCCGTTTGAGTCCTCTCCCATGACGATATCAATCGCCAATTTCAGTTCATATCCCTGGCTGGTGATGTAGTTCTGTGCATCCTTGACGTATTGGTCAACCGCCGAAACATATGACGCTGTTTCCCCTTCGTCAAATTCGATTCCCAGCGATAGCTTCCATCCGGCCTTGTTTATGTCTCGGATTTCCGCTTGCATGGAATCATAAAGCTTGGATGTTTTTTCCCCTGCATCCGTCATCTCGTCTATGCTCTTAAATAGGCCTTCTCCCAGGCTTTTCCTGGCTGCATCCTCCAATTCCTTCATCGAGAGGGTTATGTCTCCAAAATGGTCTGCGAGATTTTGTTTCGCTACCTGCCTCTCCGTTTCCTGTATGGCTGCGCCAATTCCCGCAATGGCTCCTATCATCACACCCGCTGCCGCTACGGGCCATGCAGACGCCATGCTCGATATGGTTGCAAGCATTTTTATTCCATCTTTAGCAACCTTTACGCTTTTAAACGTTATTAATGCTGCCGAAATTCCTGTTAACCCCCCAGCAATTACCTGGGGATTCTTTGCAAACCACTTTCCGATATCTACTATAGGACCAAAAAAGTTTTCCAATTCCTTCCCGAATTGCTTCATGATTCTTCTGTCGGTTGGAATGTTTTCTTCCAAGCTGTCAGTAAAGCTCGTAACCCAGGATATAGCATACTGTGTTGCATTCCGCATATCCCCGGAAAATCCTTCATAAAGTTCGATTCCGGCCCCCTGGGTAGCGCTCAAAAGAAGGGTTAGGTCGCCTTTGAGGTTGTCCAGCCTCATTCCCGCCATTCTTTCAGCAGCTCCAGCGCTTCCTTCGATTGATTTTGTCAGCTTCTCAAAATCCTCGTCTGATGCATTTACAATTGCGAGCAGGCCGGACATTCCTTCCTTTCCTGCTATTCCGGCTGCGTACTCTGCTCGTTCTGCTTCTGATAATCCAGAAAAACTGGCTCTTATTTCCCTTAGCTGCTGGTCAAACGGCTTCATTTTTCCGTATCCATCGACCAATGAAATAGAGAGCTCATCCATATATCCTTGCATTTGTTTTGTGGGCTTTGCAAGGTTTGTGAGCATGGTACGCATTGCGGTTCCGGCCTTTTCCGCCTTGATTCCTGCGTTTGCCATTAATCCCGTAGCTACCGCAACGTCCTCTACCGTGTACCCAAACGCTCCGGCTACAGGAGCAACATACTTGAATGTCTCTCCCATCATGCTTACGTTTGTGTTTGAGTTGCTGGATGCCTGGGCAAGGACATCCGCAAACCTGGCCGATTCATCGGCCGACATCCCAAACGCCGTCATTGCATCCGTGACGATATCAGATACGCTCCCAAGGTCTTCCCCGGAGGCCGCTGCCAGATTCATGATTCCCGGCAGTCCGCTTATCATATCCTTGGTTTTCCATCCGGCCATCGCCATGTATTCCAGCCCTTGACCGGCCTCCTCTGCAGAAAACTTGGTAGTTTCCCCCATCTTCTTTGCCAGTTCCGTAAGCTGTACCATGTCTGCATCCGATGCTTGTGAGATAGCTTTTACCGTACTCATTTGCTCCTCAAAACTCATTCCCACGTATGTAGATGCCACGGCAATTCCCGTAATCCCGGCCGCTGCCAATTTGCTTCCATTTACAATGGTCCCGAATGTCTTGTCGGATATGCTCCCTAATTTTTCAATTCCTTCCGTGCTCATCCCGCCGAAAGATTCCGATATGGCTTTCGAGGAGAGTCCAGCCTTTCGCTCCAGGCTATCCAGTTCGCTCCTGGCTTTTCTGATGGACGCATTTAAGGATTGGTCTGTCTCTCCAGATATCATTATTTCAAGTTGGTATTTTCCCTTTCCTGCCGTCCCACATCACCTCTTCCTCAATCTGGCTTCTTCCTTTGCCTGTTCTATTGTGTCTTTAAGCAATCTTGTCGCCTGACTTAATGGCAAGGAAAAATAAAACTGCGGTCCGGCTTTTGAATGCCTTCCCGCAGCTATAATCGCTTTATTTAATTCTCTAATATCTTCCGGGCACATTATGCCTCTAGGAAGAAAAAACGGTAAACCCGGTTCTTAAGCCGCATTGCATCCTTCGCGTCCATCCGCTCGAACACCTCCATCTGGTATCCCGTTACCTGTGATGCAATGATTTGGGCAAATAACAGAGTGGACTCTTGCATGATTTGCCGGTTTCCTCCCAGTGCATAATACATATCATATGCATTGTTCATGTCCTGTGCCGTAAGGTCCTCCAGTTTTCCAAGGTCAATCTCCTTCACTTCCAACTCCTGGTATTTAATCGGTTTCCTTAATTCGACTATCTTCCAGTCCTTTTTTTTATTTCCAGTCCCTTTGCTTGTTCCATTCTTGGTTTTATCGTCCATCCTGCTTTCCTCCTATAATTAACACATGTCCCTAACTTCTTTGAGGACGTCTTTTCCGTTGATGGTAAACACGTCCCCCATTCTGTCAATCTCAACCATTGTCTTTCCATCCAGGATTAGCTTGTAATAATCCAGTGTCATAGTCACGCTGCTTCCCATTTTCCCTCCAGCCTTGACCGTCCCTGGATTGAATTCCTTGGCCTGTCCTGCCACGATTACGCTCAAATCCACGAATCCGGCCTTTCTTGTTCCAGTATCTATTCCCTGCAATGCTCCGTTGATGGTTATGTTTTCTGATTCTGTTGGGTCCATGACAGAAAAAGAATCTCCACACACTGTATCAAACGTCAATTCCAGTTCCATGTTCTCAATCAGCCCGATGACCGAAACGTCCATCTTTCCGCCTACCCCGGCACCTTCCAGGCTCTCCACAAGGTTGGTTATTTTAGGAAGGGTCAGCTCTCCGGCTATGCCGATAAGCTGTTTACCTCCCCTGTAAACCTTAAATCTATTGACCAGATGTGTCTTAAACATTTTATCCCTCCTCTGTCATGACATTCTTAAGAGCCGATATGTCAAACTCCGTTACATTCTCGATGTATTCCATTGGTGTGTATGGTGCCAGATGCATCCTGGTACGCATATGTCCTTCCAGTACCTTTTCTATGCTGTTCTCGTCGCTCCGGTACTCAATATAAAGTCCTGCGCACATGCCTGCTGACACCAAGCTATTGGCCCATATGTTAAATGAATTAATGATGTCGTCCACCTGTCTCCTGTTCATGTTTGAATCCAGTTTTTTCCGGTAATCCAATGCAAACCTGTTGTTGGCAAAATCAAACATCCTTCGGCATCCTATCCACCTGTCCTTCGGGTCCGTGTTATCCGGGTATGCTGCTGTATTGTTCCCAAAGGCTTTCCATTCACCGCCATCATGCAGTACGGTCACGACCCCGTCCCCATTGACGGCCCCAGCCTGGTCCTGGTCAAGGTATACCTCCGTCCCATCCTTAAGGACTGCTCCATTCACATTCAGCCCCTTATTTGACGGATATATGTATGGCACATCCTGGTTTAATGCCGTATAGTGTCCCATCATCGCCCCGTACACTGCTGAGTAGTTTATTTTCCCGACGTCAACCAGGAGCATGGGCCATAATACGATTCCGTGTTTATCGTCAAATCCCATATCTCTTTTCCCCGTCAGGCAATCGGTGTATTTCTTTACCTTTTCTGTATCTAGGTCAAGGATACACATGCTTGCAAAAACCCCGCTTATCTCCTCACACTTTGCCTGCAGTGCCGCACCCACATTTGGCCTGTGGCTCCATCCTGGTGCAAGCAACAGCCCCGGCGTCGCTCCTAATTTAGGATGGATCTGTCGGATTACCTCAAGCCCTGTTTCGGTCCCTGTTTGTACATCGCAAAATCCAATCAGGTCCTCCTCCGTCACTAGCTCCGGTGCAATTACCTTTCCCGATACGGTTATCTCTGATAGGTCAAATGCCTTGCCCGAACTAAGCAGGGTGATGATGAGCCTCCCATCATTGTCAAAGGCCGTGATGTAATCCGTGCCCCTTGTGATTTCATCCCCTACCTCTGTCGTCTGGGCCTCTCCCGTCCTTGCGCTTCCCACCCTGGCAGAATTTGGCTTCATTGTTATGGCCAGTTCGTCCACAAGCATTCCCTTATCCTCAACAATGGCCTGATGGTCCTCAACCCTCACTGTCTTCGTCTCAATCTGCTTCGAGTGCTTTTCTGGGTCCAGTACGTTGACGTATATCACCGGCGATATGGTAAAAAGCTCCGAATTTGCGTACATGCTCTGGCATAACGTATATTTTTCCCAATCATCACTATATCCCAGGGCCTTTTGGGCTTCTTCGAAATCCCTTGCCATGACCGGCCTGTTTACTGCTTGTTTCGGGTCCTCCGTAAGGTTGATTGGTGAGGTTCCGAATATCACCTGTACTGCGTTTTCTGTCGTGGTCGGCGTCGGATAAGAGGTGGCATTTTCTCGTGATTTGATTCCATGCTTATATCCTTCCATTCTCTAAATCCTCCTTTACTTTTTTATACAGGGCTCCCAACCTGCTCCCCGTTGTCCTTATTTTCTTCCTGGCCTCTGTCAACCCACTTGCCGGCACAATCAGCTCTTTTAATATCGGATTTTCTTTTATCTTTTGTTCAAATTTTGGTGTATAACCGCCTCTGTATGCGCTACCTTCCCTGGCTACATGTTTTATCGTCGGGCCTATGTACACCATCGTCTTTCCTTCTTCGCTCATTCCATTTCCTCCGTTTCGATTTCTGGCAGATACCATATCATCTCAATCCCTCCGAAAAATTGAGGTGCTGTATCATCCTCCTGGAATTCCATCCGCATTTTTTTATCGCAATAAAAAAGGCCCATTGTCTGGTTTTTCATGAACCTCATTATTACCCTCTGCATGATGGCACTCAATGTAGAGTATCCCCTCATTTTTTCGTCATCGTCGTAAATCCCGAAAAGCACCATTATATGTGCCGTGTTCTCCCCACCCGCCTCAGGGTCGTTATACATGACATGATTTATAACAACGGCAAAATACGGGAAAAGCGTGTCCTCCGGTTCCTCCTCCCCGTAGTCAGTTGGCAGAAACATGGGTATGGACTGTGGGTATCCTTTTAGCTCAACCCGGTTCCCATTCTTGTTGTATATTTCCATGCCCTCCGTTATGTACTCAATCTCCCCTATCAATTCATCCTGTAGCTCATTTACCGTCATTTCATCCTCCCAACTGCCGAGAAACGAATTTTCTTAAGTTTTCCCTTAAGTCATCCCCTATGTACGGCTCCACAATCCCATACACCCGTTTCCGGTTCCCCAGCATGACAGGCGCGGAAGGGCTTAAGAGCTTTTTTATTTTCCTCCCTTTTCCCGTCCGCTGTACAACGGATTGATGTCCATTTGAAAATTTGGTGATGAACGCCTTTAAGCTTCCTATTTGCAGACGCTTCATTCCTTTTGCTTTCACCACCTTGCCCTTCAACATATCCGGCCTCTGCTCCCCCGTTGCATATCTAGCCGGTGATACCTTAAAGTCCATTAGTTCATTGACTTCCCCGCTCGAAATGATGTATGCTACAGGTTTCGATGTTGTGGCGTTTTTTATCTTTATGGATTCGTTGAATCTATTTTTCTTAACCGCATATTTTTTTTTCGCCTCGTCCACCAATCGCTTCCTTGCCTGTTTGGCTGTTTCATTCACCGCTTTCTTAAGGGCCTTTTTCATGGATTGGTCCTTATCGTCCAGTTTTCCCATCATCCTTCTTACGTCAGTTGTATCAATCCCTATCAGTATGAGTGATTTCATTACGATTTCTGCGCCTCCAAGCTGATTGAATAGATTCCATCCTCGTTGATGGCGTCTGTTATTACATATTTATCCCGGTCCATCATCAGTATATGTCCTACAGGCGGGAGTGCTCCGAATTCTTTGGCTAATACATAAAATAACACCTGCTTCCTGTACACTCCCTGTCTGTACGCCTGTACACCCTTTTGCCGTTTTTCCCGTTCAAGCAGTTCATAGTCATCGACAACGATATTCATTGGCCTGCCATTGACCAAGTGCTGTTCTCCATATTCTTCCGAGTTTGTGAACGTGGTTTCATTGTCCTCCTGTAGGATGTCCTTAAAATTCATTCTACTCCCCCCTGGTGACTCCCCTGGCCTCAAGTATGCCAATTACTTCATTAATTTTCCCAATGACCGCGGTGGTATCTAGATCGGAAGAGCACACGTCTGAACTCCAGT